GTGAACTAATGTTGCCCGTTTTGTTGGCATCGTTCTAAATTGACGCCGGAACAACGCGAAGAAATCCGCCAACGCGACAAAGAACGATGCCAACAAAACGGGCAACATTAGTTCACAAACTGGACGCCGTGTTTTCGCGCTTCGTTCGGATGCGCGTTGCCGACGAATCGGGACACGCCAATTGCTTTACTTGCGGCGTGAACCGGCATTGGCGCGAAGTAGACGCCGGGCATTTCATAACCCGCGCGAAGTACGCGACGCGGTGGGACGAAGTGAACGTTCAATTCCAATGTAAGCGGTGCAATATGAACGGCGGGCGCCAATTTGAATTCGGGCGCAACCTGAATGCGAAATACGGCGAAGGGACGGCGGACGAAATTTATTTGAAATCGAACCGCCCGGCGCGTTATACAATTGAGGAATTGACCCAAATGATAGCGCACTATACCGCCGAAATTCGTGAATTCGAAAAAATCTTGGGATGAATTCGTGTCTACGAATTACGCGTACTTGTGTAGCGTCGCAAGACGATATACCGCGGACGATGCCGATTTGGTTTCACACGTCTACTTGCGCGTAATCGACAAGGCGTTTCCTGAAAAGCCGATGGGGTATTTTTGCACCGCGATATTCATTGAAGCGACGCGCGGGCAATTCAAGAAAATATACCGCATCGAGGAACGCGGCGCCGTTCCGGATATCGCCGACAAAGACGATTTGCAAACGGCGCTTCGGTTGGAACAAATGGAACTTTTCATTGACCGATTGCCGTTCTTCGACAAAACAATTGCGCGGTTGTACATCGAAGGGTACAACCTTGCAGACGTCGCCCGCGAATCGGGGATTCAGGCGGCGACAATCTACCAATCACTATCAAGAACCAAAAAAATACTTGCCAATGTTATTCGTCAATCAAGAAACACGGGCGGAACGCTTGACCATATGTAAGGCGTGTCCGCATTACGTTACGTCAACCCGTACTTGCGGGCCAATCCTGAAGGGTAAAAAGGTCAAAAAAGTTCAGTTGTGCGGATGCGTGATGCCAGTTAAGGCACAATTCAAAATGGCGGCTTGTCCGCTTGGAAAATGGCAAGGCACGATAACGCAAGTTGAAGCGTACGAAATCGCGGAATTTTTGGGCGGCTTGGGTAACGATATCACCGCGGAGCAAAACGCGAAGTTGGCGGAATACTACGCCAAAGCAACCGGCGTGACGGCCACCGCAACAACGTGTTCGTCGTGCTTGCGTGACCGAATCCGCGAAATCAAAAATCTTTTGGCGAACGATGCCGACCAACACGCATTGTCGGCGACGCCGCGGCAATGAAAAAAAAGTTGCAAGAAAATTTGCGGGAAGAAAAAAACGGCGTATGTTTACGGCATCAAACAACACAACAACACGACGATGAAAATTCAAGATTTGATTGGCCACATCGAGCAAAATCCGCAATATGAATTCATTAGAATAAAATGGTTTAAGCGCGGCGAATACGATTTGGCATTTTTGCCGCGACAAGTTGCGTTGAATTACTTGCGCAACATTGAACACAAATACCACAACACGATGGCATTTCACATTGTCGCATCGATGGATGAAGATATGTTGAAGGTTGAGGCGTTGGAGGAAACAACGAACAATTAAAAGGCGCTTCGGCGCCTTACTTTTCACTTCAAACAACTGAACACAATGAAACGAAACTACATTTCACATTCGGCATTGAAGGCGTTTGCCAAATCGCCGAATCATTACTTGCAGTACGTCGCGGGCGAAGCGCCGCGGACGGATGCAATGATTGCAGGAAGCGCGTTGCATTGTTTCGTATTGGAACCGCACGAATTCGATGCCCGGTATATCGTCGCGCCGAAGATTGACCGACGCACCAAGGAAGGCAAACAAGAATTTGAAGCGTTTTCCCTGCAAGCCACCGGCCGCGACGTATTGACCCAAGCCGATTTCGACAACATCCAACGGATGCGTCAAGCGATATTCGACAACCCCACCGCGGCGGGTTTGATTGAATCGGCCAACGCGTACGAACAAGGCATTGCCAAAGAATTACACGGCATCGAATTTCGCGGCATCGCCGACGGGATTGCGGATACTTGGATATTTGATTTGAAGACGACGCAAGATGCATCGCCCGAAGGGTTCCAACGTCAAGCGCACAACCTTGGATATCACGAACAAGCGGCGCTATATACGCAAGCGTTCAACGTTCCGCGGTTCTACTGGATTTGCGTAGAATCCGCCGCGCCGCACAACGTCGCCGTATATATCCAAAGCGAACGCGCGCACCGAATGGCAACGGAACGCGTCGCCCGTTTGATTGAACGCTTCAAAGAATGGGACGGAACGCCCGGCGGATACTTCAACGACGTTCGCGAATTGGATTTGCCCGGTTGGGCTTAAAAAAAAACTTGCCGAAAAGTTTGCAGGGAAGCAAACGATGCAGTATGTTTGCCCCATCAAACAACAACGACAAGAAAAAATGACCTTCGCAAACCTTCCCTTCGGAACTTCATTGGTTTACAATGACGCCGCAAACGTTGATTTCCGCGTTACAATCGTGGGCCACGAAATGACCAATACCGGCGTATACGTCGAAGTAATGACCGAAAACGGATACTTCGAATTGATGAGCGGCCGAACCGAAATTGGTACGCGGTGGCAAATCGCCTGAACTGAACAAACAAAATCGCCCTCGGCTTCGGCCGGGGGCTAATTCAAACAACAATGCCGAACATCCGTAGCACATCGTACCCCGAACGGGCCGCGCGTTCGTTCAACGAATGGCAAGACGATTTGAAATTTGAACGCGATTTGGAACGCTTGCTGGACGATTTGAAGGCAAGTATTCGCAACAAGGTACGCGGCGCATACTACGCGAAGAAATGAAGCGCAAGGATTTCAAAGCGTTATACCGCGCGTATTGCGAAATTGAAACAATGTGTCACGAAGCATTGGCGGAATGGAAACAATGCAAGGACGACCCAAGCGAAGTAATGCGCGGGCGTTTTCTCGGGTTGCTTGACGCCAAAGATGCAATTGAATCGATTATAACAACCAAGAACAAGAAATGAACCGCAAAAACGAAACTAATTCTTTGGCATTGCTTGCCGGGGTTATATCATTATTGGCGTTAACCTTAATGTTGACCAAACTAATTTGGGTGCAATGAGCAAGAAAAGTATTGAAGCGTTCCGCGAAGCGGCGCAATCGGGATTGATTAAGACAACCGAACAACGCATATACGTTGCATTGTATGAAAACGGGCCGATGAATTTGCAGGAATTGCGCAAGGACGCGCGAACCTGCAACATCAAGCACCAAACATTGACGGCCGTATTGTCCACGATGCAGGATGAAGGTTGGATATATCAACAAGACGAATCCGGAAAATGGCGCATCGTTTGGACGCTCGATGAACAAGCGATGGCAATCGAGCAAAGGCGCAAGGCGCGGTTCATAAAATGGTGGTCGGTTGGCTTGCGCGAAAATTTCTTTGAAGATTACAACCGCATTGTTCGCGATGCGTTATCCGCGCAAGACCAAGCGGACAAAAACCAATGAAGCCATATACGCCCGAAGAACGCGTTGAAATCGCGTCGAACATACGGAAGTACGCCAAAGCGGGCGTTGTGCATTCCTACGGCATCCAAAATGCGAATTTGAAGCATTGCAAGGAAGCCCAAAACGAATTCAAGCGCGCAATGGATTCGTACGAATACGAATGGTTGATACTCATTGCCGACCAAATCGAACAACCTGAAGCCATATGTTGAAACCCGGATTCGGAAGAACGCATATATCCAACCTGAAGGCAAACCCGGACAACCCGCGGACGATTCGCCAACGGGATTTCAAACGCTTGGTGCAATCCCTTCAGGCGTTCCCTGAAATGTTGGAGGCGCGGCCGGTTGTGTGTACGCCCGACGGGGTTGTTTTGGGCGGCAATATGCGGTTAAGCGCGATGCGGGAAGCCGGGATATCGGAAACGCCCGTTCACGTCGTAGAATGGCCCGAAAACAAGCAACGGGAATTCATCATAAAAGACAACGTTTCATTTGGGGATTGGGATTGGGATACATTGGCGAATGAATGGGACGAATTGGCGTTGATTGATTGGGGATTGGACGTACCAATTGACGAACCCAAAGAACCCACCGAACACGACAACCCAAAATGCGAACTTTGCGGGAAGTGAACGTACAACAATGGACACACAAAAAAAGATTTCGCGGCCGGAGGCGCTGAACACAACGGCGGCAAAAGCGGCGATGTTGGAGGCGCTCGAAAAATCGTTGGGCATTGTTTCCACCGCCGCGCAAGTTGCGGGCGTCGCAAGGTCGGCGCATTACAATTGGATGCAATCGGATATGCAGTACAAAGCCGCGGTGCAATCCATTGCGGACAAAGCGTTGGATTTCGCCGAAACGCACCTTCACGCTTTGATAAAAGACAAGAACCCGGCGGCGGTTATATTCTTCCTGAAGACAAAAGGCAAGGCGCGCGGATACGTCGAGCGTCAAGAAATCGAAGTTCAGGAATCGCGGCCGCTATCTTGGTTCCAAGAATGAAATTAGCGCGTACATACTACGACGCGAAAACCTGCAACAAACGCATTCAAGTACACCAAGGCGGGACGCGTTCAGGCAAAACGTATTCGCTCCTTTTGGTATTGATTGAACTTGCATATAAGAACCCCAACGCGGGCGCCACGATAACGATTGCACGAAAGACGTTCCCGGCGTTGCGCGCATCCGTTATGCGGGATTTCTTTGAAATACTGAACCGCGAAAACATTTACAACGAAGCGCACCACAACAAAAGCGACGCAACGTATATCCTATTTGGGAACCTTGTTGAATTCATTAGCATCGACCAAGCGCAAAAGGTGCGCGGCCGCAAACGCGACGTTCTGTTTATCAACGAAGCCAATGAATTGTCGCTTGAGGATTGGCGGCAATTACTTATCCGGACAACGGGAAACATCTTGTTGGACTACAACCCGTCGGATGAATTCCATTGGTTGTACGAACAAGTAATTCCGCGCGAAGACGCCGCATTTTTCAAAACAACATACCTTGACAACCCGTTTTTGGATGAAGCGTTGGTTGCAGAAATCGAGCGCCTTAAAGACGCGGACGAAAATTTTTGGCGCGTCTACGGGTTAGGGGAACGCGGGCAATCCCGAAGCACAATTTTCAATCACTACATACAAACCGAAGACGTCGGCCCGGATTGGAAGTTGCTTGCGTACGGATTGGATTTCGGATACACGAATGACCCAACGGCGGCCGTTGCGGTGTACACAAACGGCAACCAATTGTTGTTCGACGAAGTATTGTATCAATCGGGATTGGCGAACCGGCAAATTGCGAAGTTGCTGGACGTAGGGAAGGCGCCTATCATTGCGGATTCCGCCGAACCAAAATCAATCGACGAACTACACGGATACGGGTTGAACGTACACGCGGCGCGCAAGGGGCCGGATTCGGTACGTTCAGGCATTCAGTACCTACACTCAAAACCTTTGTACGTAACCGCGCGAAGCGTCAACCTACTGAAGGAATTACGGAACTACAAATGGCGCGAAGACAAGAACGGGCGAATCCTGAACGAACCCGTCGACGCCTTCAATCACGCAATCGACGCGGCCCGGTATGCGGCGACGTTCAATTTGAGCAACCCGAACTTCGGCCGTTATCGCATCGGATAAAAAAAAGTTTGCCGAATTGTTGCAGGGGAAAAAAGTTGCCGTATGTTTGTGGGGTCAAACAACAACACACACGACAATGAACGCCGAATTCAACGAACTGGTTGCCGAAAAAAACAAGTGGAACGACGCATTGACCAAATGGCAATCGTCAAGCCGGGCGGAACGTAGAAAGTTAATTGACGACAAAACTTGCCTTTGGAATTACCGAATTGCACAAGCAAACATTGACGCTTGGATACGAATCAACATAACCAAGTAAGGCGCTACGGCGCCTTTTTTTGTGTCCTAACTTTGCAGAAAATCAAACATTCAACGTCAATCATACAATGAAGCCGCCGAAGAACTGGAGCGACCTAACATTGGGCCAATTGCAGGTCGCGTTATCCGACGCTTCCGATATCGTCAAGGCGGCCGCATTGCTGAATATATCCGAAGCGAAGGCGCGGGAATTGACGCCCGTTGAAATTGAGGCCGTTTTAAGCGCGTTTAACGGCTTAACGGAAACCGCCATACACCGGAATACGTTTCGGATGAATGGCGTTGAATACGGCTTTGTAAACGATTGGGGCGAATTCTCAATTGGCGAATGGATTGATTGCGAAAAATACCAATCGGACTTTTGGCCGAACGCGCATCGCCTAATGAGCGTCCTATACCGGCCCGTTCGAATGCGCGGCGGAGACAAATACATTATCGCGAAGTACACCGCGAAGGAAAACGCGGACGTCTTTAAGCAAATGCCCGCCGATTTGTTCAGCGGCGCAATGCTTTTTTTTTGGAATATAAGAACGCAACGTTTGCAAACTTTGATTCATTGTTTGTTGGAAACGGAGGCGGAGGCGATGCGTTCGCTATCAAATGGGGTTGGTACCCGGCAATCGTCGAATTGGCGCAAAACGATATCCGGCGCATTGAAGAAATTACGGAACTTCCGACTCACGTTGTCCTTCAACATCTTGCGTACATTAAGGATTACGCCCAACAATTGAAGAAACAAAAATGATTACACTAAACACATTCATTAAGCGTTTCGAGGATTTCGCAAGCAATCATTACTTCATTCGGCAATTCTCGTTTGGAGCGCCCGAAGACGTCGATTTAAGCAAAGACGGACAATATCCGTTGATGCATATTATCTACACCGGTGCATCCTACGACGAAACCACAAAGACGCTGGATTTCGAAGTGTACATTTTGGATTTGCCTTCGCATTACGACAACAAAACCGAACGGCAAAAGGAAGTTGTAAGCGACGCGGAACAATGCGCGGAAGATATTATTGCCGATATCGCAAACGGCGGCAACATCTTCATTGATTCGGAGAACTACGAAGTAACGAACGCGTCAATAACGCCGCTTGCGGAGGAGGGAAGTAACGTGTTGGCGGGCGTGTTGCTGGATTTGAGTATTCAAATTCCGTATGATAGGAGCGCTTGCGACGCGCCAATTAACGGCGTGTTGCCGGACGGCGGCGGGTTCGTCTATCAACGGCGCGGGTTGCTTCGCATCTTGACGCAAGACGGAAGCGTTGACGTTGCTTCAGTAAACACAATCCGCGTTACCAACGGGACGTTGATAAACGAAGGCGGCGGCATCGTGTCAATTGATACGGGCGGCGTTGATGAATTGGCGAACTTGATTGACGTTCGTATTGAAGACCCGCTTGATAGGGAAGCGTTGGTGTACGATGAAGCAAGCAACAAATGGATAAACGGCGGGACGGCCAAATTGGATTTCCCCGTGTTCAATCCCGGCGCGGCAATTCCGGTTGGTAAGGTCGTCCGGTTCAACGGCGCCGTCCAAGGCGACCGACCTTGCATTGTGCTTGCGGCCGCATCCGCCGCGCTCGACGTTCGTACAATTGTAGGAATAACAAGCGAACGAATCGAAGCCAATTCGCCGGGACACGTTCGCCCGTACGGGACAATTTACCACATTAACACAAGCATTGCGCCCGTCGGGACAATCGTGTATTTGTCGGTAACGGCGGGCGAATGGACGCCGCTTGTTGCGGCCGCTCCAATTCCGCGCATTCCCGTTGCAGTTATCACGCGGCAACACGCAAACACGGGCCGGTTGTTTGTTCGCAATTGGTCGCCGAATTACAAACTTTCTGAAATCGCCGACGTAGGTTTTCCGTTTACGCTTACGCTGAACGACGTTCTTGCTTGGGACGGGTCAAAATGGACGAACCGCGCAATCAACACGGGAACGATTCCACCGCCGCCCGGTTCATCGCCACCGCCCGGCGGGTTCAAATCGGTTTGGTTTCAGGACGGCGGCGGCGGGTTTACATACGACACGGCGTTTACATACACATACGCAACTTCAACGCTTGCAGTTTCCAAGATAACGGCAACGCAAATCAACGGGCGAACCCTTGCCACCGATGCCGCGAAGTTGGACGGCATCCAAGCCGGGGCCGAAGTAAACGTGAATGCCGATTGGAACGCCACAAGCGGCGACGCCCAAATTCTCAACAAGCCGACCTTTGTTGCGTCGGTGGCGGGAACATCGCCGATTGTATCAACTGGAGGGACAACGCCAACAATTAGCATTGACGCGGCCACAACGTCAACGGCGGGTTCAATGAGCGCGGCCGACAAGTTGAAGTTGGACGGCATCGCATCCGGCGCGGAAGTAAACCAAAACGCGTATTCAAATTTTGTCGTCGGTGCAACGACGATTTCGGCCAATTCCGAAACGGACACGTTGACGTTGATTGCAGGCGCTAATATCACATTGACGCCAAACGCCGGAACCGAAAGTATCACAATCGCGGCGACGGGTTCAACGGGCGTTTCAAGCGTAACCGGTACGGCGCCCATCGTGTCGAGCGGAGGCGCGACGCCCGCAATTAGCATTACCAACGCCACGACGTCGGCGGCCGGTGCAATGAGCGCAACGGACAAAACGAAACTTGACGGAATCGCCGCGGGCGCGGAAGTGAACGTGAACGCGGATTGGAACGCCGCAACGGGCG